TATGTAATAAAAAAGATAGAGAAGAACGTTATAATGTAAAGTTCTTTAATAGAGAAACAAATAAAATACAACAAAAATCGTTTAAAACTTATGATGAAGCAGAAAATTATATATATTCGTTTAATGATGATAATACAATTGATATTACAATTGAAGATTATTTAAAATTAGATAATTATACAAAAAAACATTTAGTATTATATAAAACTAATAGCATTAAATGGGCAACAAAAAAAGTAGAAATGGATCCATACTTATTAGGAATGTGGTTAGGTGATGGATTATCATCTGGAACAGGATTTGCTCTAAATTATAAAACTGATTTTGAATTATTAGACTATTGGAAAATGTGGGCTGAAACTAATGAAGCAATAATAAATAAAGATGAAAGATATAAATATACAATTTGCTCAAAAAAAAATAAAGAAGCTTATTACAAAGGGTTATGTAATCGCGTTGAAGAAGCACCTTTAAAAAAATATTTAAAAAAATATAATTTAATTAATAATAAACATATTCCAAATGATTATATTGTAAATGATAAAAATATTAGATTAAAATTATTAGCTGGAATAATTGATACCGATGGACATGTTAGAGATAATGGTAGAGAAATACGTATTTGTCAAGGACCAAAAAATTATAAAATTATTGATGATATTCATAAAATAGCAATTTCTCTTGGGTTTTCATGTAATGTAAAAGAGGGTATTAGTCAATGGACAGATAAAAAAACAAACGAAAAAAAATATTCATCATATAAAGAAATAAGAATTACTGGAAATAATATTCATGAAATACCAACATTACTTCCTAGAAAAAAAATACATAAATATACTGATAAAACACTTATTATGCGGAATAATTCTTTTATGACATCACCATTTATCTTAAAAGAAGCAGGACTAGGTAATTATGTTGGATGGCAATTAGAAGATAAAAAAGGAAGATTTTTATTAGATGGAGGATTAGTAGTTCATAATACTCCAGAAGGTGCTTCAGTTGGTGTAGTTAAGAATTTAAGTTATATGTCAACAATTACAATTAATTCAAATAGCACACCTTTACTAGATTGTGTAAATCTTGAAATAACTAAAATAGAAGATTGTAAAGATAATTTGGATAATTATGTAAAGGTATTTATCAATGGAGCTTGGATTGGTGTAACTGATGAACCAGAAAATTTATATTTATCTCTTAAAGATAAAAAATATAAGGGTATTATTAATATTTATACAAGTGTAATTTTCGATTATAAAAATTGTGAAATTAGAGTTTGTAATGATGGTGGAAGATTAATTCGACCTGTGCTCAAAGTAAATAATAATAAAATTTTATATACGCCAGAAATAATTAATAAATTAGAAAAGCAAGAATTAAGTTGGAATGATTTATTAATTGCTTGTAATATTGATGATTCTATTATTGAATATATTGATCCATTAGAACAATCATTTAGTATGATTGCTATGAAAAAGAACGACTTAGTTACTAGCAAGAAAAATAATATTATTTATAAATATACTCACTGTGAAATTCATCCAAGTTCAATATTTGGAATATTAGCATCATGTATTCCATTTCCTGATCATAATCAATCACCGAGAAATACTTACCAATGTTTAGATATAAATACACCTGTTTTGATGAAAGATCAATCTTATAAATTAATTAAAGATATTAAGGTTGGTGATTATGTTCAAACATTTAATCCAAATACAATGCAAACTAGCTATACTAAAATTATTAATCAATATGTAAGAAAAACCGATAAAGCGATGTATAATGTTAGAACTTATTCAGGAAAAGAATTTAATGCTACACTTGATCATAAATTCATGACATATAATGGTTGGAAAGAAGTAAAGGATTTACTAATTGATGAAGATTTATTAGGGATAAAACCAGCATTAAAAGAGATGAATAATATAATTGAAGAAAACGACATTCAACTAATTTTTGATAGTAACAATTTCAGAAACATTTTAACTCAAGATAATGAAGGAAAAAATGTTAATGAAAATTTAGTAAATAAATATATTTCTGAATTAGAAAATAATGGTTTATTGCCTTTATACAATAACAATAGTAAATTATATATTTTAGCTCGAATGTATGGATATGCTTTAGCAGATGGAACATTAACTTATCATAATAGAGATAAAACTTTTATGTTACAAGTTGATTTTGGTGATAATTGTGGTGCTGAATTATTTGAACTTGATATTGAAGAGTTAGGATTTAAAAGAATGAAAATTAAAGAAGGCACAAGATTATTCAATGGTAGTAAATATCATACATTTAATATAGCTCATCAAAATGTTGTAGGTGCTTTATTCAAAGCATTGGGAATGGTAAGTGGTAAAAAAACAATTCAGTATAGTAATGATATTCCAAATTGGATTAAAAATGGTACTGATTTAGTAAAACGTGAATTCTTATCTGGAATTCAAGGCGGTGATGGATGTCAAATCAGATTTAACAAACTTGACAAAAAAGGGTATAATTATATATTAGGTCCATTAAGTATGACAAAGAATTTTAATCATAAAGATAGTTTAATCAAAATGATGACGTCAATTTCTAATATATTTAATTATTTTAAAATTAAAAATAACGTATTTTGTAATTTAAATACAAATGAAGATGACAGATATAATATTGGAATTCAATTTAGTAGTTCTCAAGAAAATTTAATTAATTATTTTGATATAATTGGCTATAGATATGATATACGTAAGATTACAAAGAGTGGAATTATTATTGAATATCTTAAATATAAAAAAACTATTATCGATGATTATATAGCATTAGTAAAAAAAATAAGAAATTATCATGATAGAAATAAGAGTAATACAGTAATTTCTAATGAATTAAATATTAATATTACTAAAGTTTCAGATATAATAAGAAGTTACAAGAAAAATCGTAAAATTACTTGTCCTAATCTCAATAATAATAATATTCAAGATTTTGTAAATAAATGTAGGGTAATAAATGATGCCATTTTTATTCCAATTAAATCAAAAGAATTAATTGATATGAATATTATTTCTGATATTACAACAGAATCAGATAATCATAGTTTCTTTATAAATGATGGAATAATGACACATAATTCAGCTATGGGAAAACAAGCAATGGGTATTTATGTAACAAATTATGAAAAACGCATGGATAAAACAGCATATGTACTATCATATCCAATGAGACCACTTGTAGATACGCGAATTATGAATATTATTAATTTAAATAAAATTCCTTCCGGGGAAATGGTAATTGTAGCAATTGCTTCTCACACTGGTTATAATCAAGAAGATAGTATCTTATTTAATAAAGGTTCTCTAGATAGAGGATTATTCCAGGCAACTGTATATCATACAGAAAAAGATGAAGATAAAAAAATTCAAGGAGATGAAGAAATTAGATGTAAACCTGATCCAAATAAAACAAAAGGAATGAAATTTGCGAATTATGATAAAGTAGATCAAAATGGTGTAATTCCAGAAAATTCTCTAGTTAAAGATCGCGATATTATTATTTCAAAAATTCTTCCAATCAAAGAAAATAGAAATGACCATACTAAAGTAATTAAATATGAAGATCAAAGTAAAGTATATAGAACAAAAGAAGAAACTTATATTGATAAAAATTATATTGAAAGAAATGGAGATGGATATAATTTCTGTAAAGTTAGATTGCGTATTGTAAGAAAACCAGTTATTGGAGATAAATTTTGTATTAGAGAAAATGCTTTAATTTTAACTGATTATGGATGGATTTCATTAAAAGAGATTGATATTAATAAACACAAAGTAGCTACATTAAAAAATAATAAAGAATTAGATTATGTTTATGCTGTTAAAAAATATGAGTTCGATTGTCTTGATGAAGAATTATATTGTATTAAATCGCAACAAGTTCATATGGTTTGTACTAAAGAACATAAATTATATATTAAAAAACGAGGTAATAAAAAATTTGAATTTATTGAAGCTAAAAATGCATTTGGTAAAATGGTAAGATATAAAAAAGATGTTGTAAATATATTTCCAGATCAACAATATATTAATTTTAAAACTATTAGATATCCTATGGATTCTTGGTTAAAATTATTAGGTATTTATATTTCTGATGGTTGGAGTGATGATAAAGCAAAATGTATTAATCTTTGTGGATTAAAAAATAGAAAAAAAGAATTTATGAATTCAACATGTAATGAATTAGGTATTGAATATTCTATTTATGAAGAAGGAATTATAATTTCAGGTTATAAATATTCAGAAATTTTTGATAATTTAATTAATAAAAAATCTTATGAAAAATATTTACCCGATTATGTATGGTCTTTATCACAAAGACAAAGTAGAATTTTATTAGATAGTTTAATGAGATGTGATGGACATACATATACTTATAAAGGCGAACCATCTTTTCAAAGATATGGAACAACCAGTCTTCAATTAGCCGAAGATATTCAAAGATTAGCATTTACATGTGGATGGTCTGGTATTATTAAATTAGATAATTCCTCTTTAGGAATAACAAGAGTAGGCACAAGAAATTTAGGAAAAAGAGCTGGTGAAAGAGTAGAAGCTACTCAAACACACGATTATTATAAAATTAGTATAATTACTAAACAAAATAATCCTTGGGTTAATAAGAAAACTAATTATACAAATAAAGAAGATTATATTAAATTTACAGGAAAAGTAGGATGTATTGAAGTTCCAGATACTCACCTATTTTATTATAAAGAAGATATTTATTCACCGCCAGTATGGACTGGTAATTCTTCAAGGCATAAATAGACTGTGCCGAAAAGCATCCTGCTCAATCAATTCAGGCTCTTGATTGAGAAAAACAGTTGTGCTCCTGATACCTTTAATAGGTAATAGACAGATGCTAGTAACCAATTTTAGATTGGTTGCAAGACACCTTGATGCGGGAAACCCCTTAGAGTCCTAGCTACCACTTTTACTTGGAAACTTGTAAAAGGAACTCGGTTAATAGCCGAACCCAATGGTAATAATGCTAGGGATTGGGCAATCCGCAGGGTAACTACCTACGTCCGCTATGGTAAGGATATGGTAGGCCTTCAGAGACTGAACGGGTGTCGGTCAGCAATGATAGATTAACCATCTTGAGCTGGCTTAAGATACAGTCCACCCTCTAGAGAAATTTAGAGGAATACCCTTGGGTCAAAAGGGAACTATTGGAAATATTATCAATGAAGAAGACATGCCTTTTACAGCAGAAGGACTGAAACCTGATATTATTATTAATCCTCATGCTATTCCTAGTCGTATGACTATTGGTCAATTAAAAGAAACATTATTAGGAAAAGTATTAGTTCAACTTGGACTATTTGGCGATGGAACAAGTTTTGAAGATTTAGACATTAAAGATATTTGTAAAGAATTACAAAAAAATGGTTATGAATCTAATGGTAATGAAGTATTATATAATGGTCTTACAGGAGAACAAATTGATAGTAATATTTTCATTGGACCAGCATTTTATCAAAGATTAAAGCATATGGTAAATGATAAACAACATAGTAGAAGTATTGGACCAATGGTTAATCTAACACGTCAACCAGCGGAAGGACGTTCAAGAGATGGTGGTCTTCGATTTGGAGAGATGGAAAGAGATGCTATGGTAGCACATGGCGCCTCAAGATTTACAAAAGGACGTCTATATGATGCATCAGATGCTTTCAAAGTAAATGTTTGTAAGAAATGTGGATTAATAGCAGCATATAATGATAAAAGACATATTCATTATTGTAAAACATGCGAAAATAGAACAGATTTTAACTTAGTTCATATTCCATATTCTTGTAAATTATTATTCCAAGAACTAATGACAATGAATATTGCTCCAAGAATTATGACATAAAAATTATTATTTATTACATTTAATTATTGTTTATTAGATTAAATTAAAGTAAAAATATTTTTTTTACATTTTTATATTAATATAATATAAATGCGAAATATTACAATGACCATTCATACAAAACCTTTAGTATACAGAAGTCAATCTAATAGTATAGGTTTAAGTGGTATGACTGCTGTAACTAGTAGAGCAGATAGTAAAGTTAGTAATATAAATGGAGCCAATCCACCAAAATTTTATCCATCAAGTCAAGGTTATTCTAATTATGCTAATTTAAGAAGATTATATAAAAGTGATGCTGGTGGTGGTGAAAATTATTTTACATCATCCCAAGTTATGGAATTAAAAAAAATAAATGCAGTTGGAAAAAGTAGTTTTGGAGATAATGTTCATGGTTTCTCTCATGGATATATTGATAAATCTTTTACAAATACTAAATTAAGACATGTTAGAAATGGCGGAACAGTTGCCCCTCCTAAAAAATCTTCATTAGATAATAAATTCCGAAGTGGTGGTTCAGCTATAACAAATGTCAGAAGAGACTTAAATAGAGTTGTTAGACCATAGATAAAATAAATACTATAAATAAAAATATAAAAATTTTATTAAAATCTTATATTTTTAAATTATTTTTTTAAACACTTATTCGCAATAGACAAAAATAATATAATTAAGAGAGAAATATATATAACATTAATTAAATTTTTTACATAATCTATATTATCATCTTCTAATTCTGTAACATTATTTGGTTGTTGTTTTCTATTTTCAAATGCCTCTCTACATGGCGTATTTGTAACTGGATTAATTTTGTTTGGAAACCAACAAGGATTCATATTTTTTATATCAGAAGTCAATACATGTTGTGTTTCTTGAGATACATTATTATTTACATCAATAGTTTCCATCTTAATATCTTGACATTCTGGACTATTACCTAACATAAATGCTTGAAAAACACCAAGAGGATTTAATTGTGCTATATTACTCATTGTTCCGGGAAGTAAACCTTCAAATTCAGTAAAATTAACTCCCATACCAGAAGATATAAATGGTATTTCACCATCTGGAACATTATTTACATATATAAATCTATTTACTTGATTTCCGGTTTTTTTATCTGTACATTGAGCTCCAGTTTGTAAAAAATATTTATTTCCTAAAGGTTTTCCTGTTGCTGAAGCAGCGCCACCTCCACTAACTAATAATTCAGTATAGGCAATAAGACCATTAATGTTACTACCAATTGTATCTAGAGAACCTTTATCAGACATACCAATTTCTTTTGGTGTTTTTATAAATTTATAATATTTGTAATTTGGGCCTAATATTTGTTCTTCCATACCAGATAAATCATTCATTATATTATCAAAAAAATTACTCATTATATTAATATATGTAAATAATTTTATTTAAATTTAATTTAATCCACTAATTTTTGGTGGTGGATCTTTAATAGTTTCCATATTTCTACCAGCTGTTCCAAATCCTTGATTACCTATTTTATTTACCATATCTGTTACACTTTTTTGAAGTAAATTTAATCGACTATCCATTCCATCAACTTGTTTTTTTAATCCTTGTAATTTATTTACTTCTTTTGATAAAATATTAATTTGAGAAGCATTATTTATAGATAAAAATAAGGGATCTTTACTTAAACAAGAATTATTATCACTATTTTTATTATTTTCTAATTTTTCTATAGTTGTAAAATAATTATTATATAAAATAACTAATAATACTAAAGCTAATAATATTAAAATACAATTCATTATATAATATTATTATTTATTATTTTCTATAATAATATTATAATGAATTTATATAGTAGTTATAAATGGCAATTTCAACCATATGTATCATGGAAAGGTAAATCAACTACATCAATTATATCTATTAAATCTAGACCAAATACTAATCAAACTAGTCGCGCAGCTCATAGTGCGCCTAATAATCCTATTTATGTAGATGAAGCAAATGATTATAGTAGTGCTTTTGGAACAGCTCGACCATTAAAACATTATAGAAAACAATTAAAACCTCCTAGAAAAGATAGTGCTAAAACTGTAGGTCGGGATCAATCTATGATAGATTTACCAGGAAGTACTGTTTATTTAGGAACTAATTCAAATGATTGCTCAAAATGTAAAGATGAAGATAATAGCATATTAGGGTCAATAAAAGAAAATATTTTGAGAGAAAATAATGATATTAAAGAACATATTCATGAAGGTGATAAATTTTTAAATTCATGTAATGGAAGACCAGTTTGTCAAAGTTGTAATGCTCCCAACAATAGAATTCGAAGTGCTGTTACTCTTTTAGATAAAAAATATTATTCTGATACAAGAAATTATTTAAAAAGTAGAGTTAAAACATATGAACAGAATTTAAATTTATCAAAAAATAAATTTATTCAATATCAAGATGAAGAAGGTAATCCTATATATCCAACTAATAATTTTTATTCATGGCAAGGATTACTTAATGATAAATATGGTTTAGATGGTGATAAAGCAATTGCTCCCCAACAATTTGTATCAACAAATTTAATACAGAAAGGATGTAATGATGAGTGTAATCACGGTTATACCAAAAAAACTATTATATATAAACCAAGTAATCAAAATTTTGCTCAGCAAGGAGCTGTATCTTCTGGATTAAGAACATTAAACGCAAAAGTAAATAATATTAATAAAAATGCTAATTCGTTTTATACTGCTTGGGGTAGAGAAGGTGCTAATGCTGGTAAATATAGTTCAAATGTTAATCCGCCAATTTTCTTAAAATCTAGATATCAAGTATGTATACCAAATATTAGAAGAAGAGTTATATGGAATAATAATACAGGTAGACAACCTAAAGGTGGAAGTGGAAATCACACTCTTTGCTTCCATACTCCACAAGGTTCAATTATACCATCTACTAATGGTGACACTATTAGTAATGTATCTGGTGCCGGAACAGGAACACTTATTCCAAAACAACAAATCTTTAGATAAATTTTTATATTATTTCATTTACATTTTATATTTGTTTAATATATAAAATGTATTTAAATATGAATGAAATAAACAATCATATTAGTTTATCAGAAAAAATTGGTTTATATTCTTTCGCAGCATCTAGTCATGATTTGTCAATTCAAGTATTATCAATAACTTTGCTTTTTTTACATTTAGTATTTAACAATAAATTGATGAAAACTGTAGATAAAAGATATATAATTATAATAACATTTATTTTATTAATATCTGGATTGATAATTCTATTTAATGCATTATATGGATTTATAGGGCTTATAAATAGTAGAAAAATAAATGCTAAAAACTTTTTATACTCAATAATATGTTATTTTTTATTAATATTTGTTTATATTATATTTTTTGTAGTGGCTAAACAGATATATTTTTAATATTTAAAAAATAATATTATCATTTATCCATTTTTTTATTTGAGAATTTATAGGATTTAATATACTATTTATTCCTGTAATATATTCATTATAATTTTGAGGATTTTTTTCTAATAAAACTAGTGTGTTATAAATTATATTATAGTCTTGAATACTATATAGTTTTGTTATATTTACAAAAACATCATCAATATCTTTTGTATCACTTATAAATGATGAATTTATATTATTAATTAAATTAGTTAAATCATTATTATTACTATTATTACTATTATTATTGTTTGAATTTACAATCAAATTATTAGAATTACTTTGAACAATAGCATTAGAATTTTCATCTATATTATTGCTAGTTGGGTTATTGTTATTAGTATTTGAATTTAAATCGCTTTCTAAAAAGATTTTATACATTCTTAAAGTATGTAATAATGCTGGATTATCAACTTGATTATATGTTACAATTAAATTATCAATTCCTTTAATGCATAATTTTTTCAGTAAATTAAATAAACTATTATTTTGAATTTCTGGCATACTTTTATAAAACTTATTGAATCTTACAACAGCATTAAATAAATAAAATAAATCATCTTTTGAATCATTATAATAAGCTCTAGATAATGGTTGACTCCATCCTGCTGCTTGTATATATAATAAATTATTATGTATATTCAATTTACTACCAATTGGATAAAACCCTAAAAATGATATTTGTATCATTGCTTGTAGTGGTTCTAAAATAATTTCAAAACGTTCTTTCCGTTTTCCTTTTGAAAACATATTATAAACAGTCATCATATAATACATTGATTGTTATAATATTTATAATTATTTATAAATAAAACATTTTATTTAATTATAATGATTCGTTATATTTATAAATCTTTTAATAATTTTTTTTTTAAAGAATCTATTCCTAACTTAGGACGCTGGTGTAATAAAAGTATTCCAACTTGTAATGATAAAGTTATAGAGAGAAAAATGACTATGGCTATTATGGATAATGATATGGGATTAAGTAATTTAAAATTTGATAATAATAAAAAAATTTCTATTAATAACAAAAAAATGACTATACAAGAATATATTAATTATTATTATTTTCTATAATAATTATATATGAAAAATTGTTGTAATATAAATAAAAAATCTAAAAAATGTATAAGAAAAGATGGCAAAATATTTAGTTTACCAAGAAAATTTACAAGAAAACAATGTAGAAGAAAAAAAGGGTTTTCGAAAAAAAGTTCATGTTCTCCTTTTAAATATTGTAAAACTGTTAAAGGCGGAGGTTCTAAAGAAGAATATTCATTTATTTTAAAACAAAAAATAGGAGAAGGAGAGAAAGGAATATATCAACCTGAAATACAAAAATTAATAATAAGTAATATTCCAGCCTCAAAATTAACTCCGGGTTATATGTTAGCACGTAAAGAATTTTTAAAGATGAGACAAGCACATGAAGAAAATAAAATGAGAAATAAAAAACTTACTAGCGAAGTTAAAACAAAAATAGATGAACAATTGAAAAAAATAACACAATACAAAAATGCTGAAAAAAAAGCACTAGAAGAATTAGAGAAATTAGAAAAGCAAAAAAAATTAGAAAAACAAAAAGGAATAGATGAATATAATAGAAAAAGAGATATTGCTAAAGAACAATTTAAAGAAATACAAGAGAGACCTGTTTCTAGAAGAACAAGAAGTCAAACAAAAAAAAATAGAGAAGAACTCAAAAAATTAGAACGTTATGTTTATTAAATATTCATTTCCATAGAATAACGAACTAGTAAAGTAAATACTAATGCATGTAATAAATATCCTAATACTGTAGGACATCCATTTTTATCAGATATTTTTCCTATTAAATTACCTAATATACTTTGTGTTAATCTAAATATTGTTGGATTAAATAAAATAACTACTAAAAATGTTCCTATTAAAGAAAACTTCCATTTTTCTAAATTATTTGGTTCTAATTCCTCTCTACACTTTTCACAATTTACTTTATTATTTAACATTTTATATATTATAGTTTTAGATAATATATAAAATAAAATATATATTTAATTTCTAACAAATAATAAAAATTCTTTAAAATTTGATGGTGCTTTTTTACGACAATATGAATGTTTATGAACACCATCTGCTGTTGGAGCAAACGCATATGAACGCCCAGGTATTCCGCCAGCTCCTACACCACCTAATTGATTCATACAAAATATAACATCTCTGTTACATGGACATACAACATTGCGATTTCTAAATGCAACATGCGCCCATGTATCTAAGTTGGTTGATGAAGGTATACCCTGTTTTTTTGATCCACCTCCTTGATTAACGTTGATAATTCTATCAACATGTCTAATAGCTCTAATATTTGACATTATATATATCGTAAATATTTTTAATTATTATATAAAATTTTTATAATATGGTATTTTGTATTTTATACACCATTGGATACATTTTTGTATATTATTATTTTTAATATTTTCTAATTTATCATCTTTATTATTATTATTAATTAAATTAATAGTTGATATAATATTTTCTATTTGTTGTTGCCCAATAATTGCATTATATTCTTCTAATTTATTTAAAAAAAAGTATGGAATATCTATATTTAATAGTCTTTTCAAAAAATTTTTGTCATTGTTAATTTCTATATATTTTAAAATAATTTTATCTAATATACTTTTCACATTAATAGATTTAAATTTTTTACATACAATATATTTTTCGGAATTAGCATATCGACTAGTAAATGGTTTAACAATATAAATTTTTTCATAACATAATGATAATAAATAAATTAAATCTACAGATGCTTCAGTAAATAAATCAAAAAATTTTAAAATAAATATACCACCTTCTTTTTGCATTGAAATAGCAAAGCATATTTGATATAAAATCAATTTAGTTGATACAATTTCTTGTTTATTAAAATCAACAGAAAAATCAAATCCACCATCGCCAGTTATAATATCAATTGAATTTTTGTATTTTTCATAACAATATTTTAAATTTTCAACATCAGATAAATCACCATTTTTATTTATACCATACTCTATTTTAACATTTTGATTTTTATTTAAAAAATGGTGGCTTTTTTTCCATCCAGGAATATTAACATCATCATTTATTAAAGTCATTCCATAATAAATATCATTAGTATTATTTCTCAACCATGATAAAGCTTCTATAAATCCACCTGGACCTTCTGCTAAATGAAAACTTGTAATATTTGGTATTGTAATATCATTCAATATATCTAATAAATAAAAAATTTCTATTAATTTAAAAAATGATCTAGATAATGGTTTTAGTTTAGATACAGAAGTTTTATAATATGGAATTATACTATGTATATATTCATAAGGATTTGTATATTTTTTAAACGAATCCCACTCTGAATAATATATATCTATTTGTTTTTTAGCATAATTAATATAATTATGTAATGATTTATTTATATAAATATCAATATTATCTACATCATTTGTATATGTAAATGAAAGATTATCTATATTTGCTGTATTACTATTACTTGGTAATAAATAAAAACTCATATGCTAATTATATAAATAAATTTATATTTATATAATTTTCCAATTAAAGGTTATAAATTATGATTCTAATTTTAATTTTTTAATTTTTTTTGGTTTAGTTTTTTTTTCTTCCTTCTGTATTTCTTTATTTGTTTCTTCAATTACTTTTTTAGATTTTAAACTTTCAACAAATTCTTCTTTTTTTTCTTCTGGAGTTTCTTTTGTTAAAATATTATTAGCATCAACAACGTCAATATTTCTAACTTTTTTATAAATAAAATAGTTATTAATAAAAGATACTATTTTTTCTTCATCACTCATTTTCAAAGCGTTACCATAATTATTTTTTGTTCGTGGATTTCTCTCAATTTCTTCTAACATTTTGTTATATAAAATTTCAAATGAACCAAGAGATGATGGAAAATTAATTCTTTTCAATTCATCATCTGTTAATTTGGTAAATCCATAATCTTCCATTAATTGATCTAAATAATCAAAATTTACTAGATATTCTTTAAAAACTTTATTAATAGATTCTTGATAAACTTCTATACCATAACCAATAGAAGTTATATTATTATCAAAAGTTCCTCTATCATATTTTTTTGTAATTTCAGTAATTTTTTTATGATCTTTCATAAGAGTATAGCTTTCATTTTCTTTCTTATCTTTAAGCAATTCAAATATTTTTTTACCATCAAAACAAGTTCCTATTACAATTCCATTTATCGCAGTACATTGAGATAAATTAGTTAAGAAATTTTGTAATGTATTATTATTTTCAAACATATAATGTAAAGCAAATTGTATTGAGCTTACATTAAATCCTCCTTCTCCTTTTCCATAAATATTATATACTCCTTTACCTAATAATTTTTCATCTTTTGGACCATTTCCAAAAACAGCTTCTGTAATTTGCTTACCTTTATCTGTAAACTGCGCATGTAATTTACGAATATTTAACCCAGCATTACCTTGAATAAACATTACCTTTGGTAAAACTTTAAATTTTTTCTTATAATTAATATAACGAGCACAAGCACCATCTAATTTATTTTCAATATTATCTCTTGAAATATCTAATCCAAATACAAATGAAAGATTTGCATAAATCCATTTTGGTAAATCACCGCCTTTTCCCATAGCATAATCTATTAGTGTGTCGCCTTTTTTTGAAATGGAATTTACTAATATATTTTTCACATATAAGTTATGAAAATCACGTAATGGTCTAGTGATTGAAACACCTTCTACTTTATTATAATAAATATCATCGTCTCCTAATTCATTTTCAATATTTTTACCAGTTGAAATCATTTTTTCTGTAATTGGATTATGAATACTGTGCCAGTTACTATTAGCTACATGATATGCATTACCAAAATTCTTATTACCCGCTCTAAAATCAGCCGTTTTGTCATATCTCACTTTTAATGGAATCCATCTCCATTGTTTTTCTTTTGTAATATCATATCTAAATTCAACAATCATATTATCTTCTATAATTTCATTTTCTTCTGTAAACATTTGTTTTACATTTAAGTTATCATAAGATAGTAAAACATTACAAATTCCAGCATCATTATCATACGGATTAGTTGGAAAGAATTGAACAGGTTTATATGAATCTTCATCATCTATATTTACATTACTTGGAAATACATCTTCAATTATATTAACACATGGATTTATATAACCATGTTTTTTTATATCAAAACCAACCCGTAAAATTAATGTTTTGTATTGATTAATTTGATCATTGGTTAAAACATTTGTTCCTGATTGGAAAATATTACCTATAAATTCTTGTCCATTTGGCATTTTCTTTGTTGTAACTAAAAAGTCAATTGTATTATATATGGCAGGTTTCCATTTGAATGAATAATCCCAAGTAATCTTATATGATTTTGCCTCTTCTCCTATTTTATCACTACCAACACCTTTATCCATTGGAGTAAAAATTAAACCATCAGTATTATATTCATAAAAATCATTATTAACTTGAGATAATATTGTATTACATCCTACAAATATAGATTGTTTTTCACTTTCAGAATAGAATTTCTTATTTTCTATTCTAATGGGTGGTAAACTATTTTTACTTCCAAATAAAATAGGCTCTAATCCTTTCAAAAATTTATTTAATAATGGTAATCTAAAATTTGTTTGAATATCTTCAATTGTAAGTGGAGTAAAACCTAAACTTCTAACATCTTTATTATTAATAAAATAAATATCAAATGCTGCATATAAATTAATAAATTGTCCTTTTTTGTTATATAAAATATGCTCACCATCTAAAATACTTTCATATAAATCTTTATTTTTTGTTTCTGCTCCAGTAAATTGAATATTCATGTTTGTTGTAATTAAATATATTTTTCCTTTATTATTAATAAATAATAGTTTTCTATCACCATCAGCCTTATCTGTTACTGTATACATATTTCTAATATTAGGAATCTTAGCATCCTCATTTTTTTCAGTAATATTATTCATTTGTAAAGTATAAGAGCTAGGTCCAATAAAATCGCGAGTTTGAATATTTTTTTCATATTTACTATCTTTTTTAATAATTTTTAAATAATCTCTTCCAATATCATTTTGTTCATCATAAGAAATTGGAAATTTTGTTTCTTGTAATCCAGATAGAATAATTTTTATTAATTTTTTAATTTTACTATCTAATTCTTTAAAATCAGTAGAATCATTAATTTTATCATTATCTAATTCAATTTCTATTTCATATTTTTCACTTCCATCAAATATATTACTTTCTTTTATATTATAATATTTGGTTTTACTTTCTTTTACAATACTCAAATCAATATTAACTGGATAATCAGTATGATTAAATGTAAATCTTTTTATTAATCTGTAAAATTTTTTTACATTTTTTAATTCACCAATAATACTATTTATTTCATCAGTTGATGTTATCATCTCTTCATTTTGATATGATGCTCTAAAATTGAAATTATCAACATTAGCTGGATTATTTACACTTTCATCTTCTATTAAATCTTTTGTCATGAAACTAACATCACTATATATATTGCCATTTTCATCAATAATATTATTACTTTGACAATATTTTTGTATATTAGTTAAGCCATTTATTTGAATACGTAATTTTTTATCTGATAAATCAGGATTTATATTCAAATAATGTCTACCAACATCATCAAAAGTAAAATTCATTGATTTTAGTATTTTAATCACATTATCATAGTTAATTTTATTAATATTTTGAATATTTTTAATTTTACGAGTTCCAAATCTGATTTCAAATTCAGGATTATTATTTTCGTCAAATTCATTTCTAGTATCTAAATATAATTTTAATAATTTACTTAAATTATCTAATGAATTTGTCATATATTATAAAGTAATATTAATATTTATATAGTATTAATATTATCAATTTTATATTTTATAATTTTACTTATTAAAATTTTTCACATATTTTCTGATATAAATCTTTTTTGTTTTTGTTTTTAATATCATTATCTGTTATTTGTAATTTTTTAGCCATTAATTCTAATTCTTTTATTGTATAACCAGAAATAGCCTTTAATGGTTTATTAATATTTTCTATACAATAATAATTATTTCTATAATAATCTAAATCTTTTTTAATGATTAATAATGAATCTTTATCATTTACATTGCTAATTACATAAATATTATTAGTATTATCAAGTGAATCATTATTTAATTCATAATATTTGTTATTAAATGTATAAATTAAATTAATTTTATATAAAATACACAAAGCCACTAATGTTTTTAGTGTAATTTTTCTCTCATTTAATAAATCATTTTCAATTGTAGATAAAGTTAATTTATATGGTTTCAAATCATTTTTATTTTTTCGTAATTTTTCAATACAATATATTTTAAATTCTTTTTCAATTCTAAAATTCTCATTTTCATCCCAAGATTCATTAATTATTTTATAAAAACACCAAAATAATTTATCATTAGAATATGGAACATAATATTCACTTTTTTCTTTGGAAATATTATCTCTATTATTATATTTTTCATGTTTCTTATTGTAATTTTTCATATTTTCATTATTATGTAAAAAATTACAATAATTTTTATTAATATTATCTTGAGTTAACATATATTTTTTATAATCTTCAATTTGTAGCATTTATACTTACATTTGTTGATTTTTCTTTATTTTCTTTATATAATTTATTTTTTCCTTAAAAAACTCATTTTCTATATTGATTTTTTCTTCTTCAATACTGGTCAATTCTTCTTGTTGAACATTTACATATATAATATATTCATTTAATTTATTATATAAGGATTCTGATAAATCAACTAAATTAATAAAAACACCATTATTATTTTCATTTATCATATTTGAATTTTCTTTATTAAAAATTTTTAAAATTTCTATTTGGTGAAATTTATTTAAGTTTTCAATACTCGTTTTTAATGTTATAATTAAATCTGTATTAACTGTAGACATATACTGTAAAATAAAAAAATTATTTTATATTCTTTTTACAATTTTATAAATCTTTATTTAATTCACTTCTACATCTTCACCCAATTGTTCTAGTTGTTGTGGTTCTTCTTTTTCATCTTTAAAAATAAGCTTGGGTAATTTCTTTTTAGTTTTTGGTTGTAATTGTAAAATATTTTCATGATCTTCGACTAAACTAGCAATAATACTAATATATTTATCATTTAATTCAAATCTTTGACCAATTACTTTTACTTTAATATTATCATTTTCTTTAACAGAATTGAAATATGAGGACATATAGTTATGATCTCTTGCTACAAAAATTAGCAGTGGACTATTCTCTTTTGTAATTAAAGCTCTAATACCAGCCTTTGTAATATTTTCAGCAAAACAATTAATTATCATTCCTTCTACTGGATTACATACATAACATTCTAATACTACATTGAAAATAACTTTATCGGTCATAATCAATCCACTAGAATAATTTTGAACTTTTACAGAACCAGATTTTACATAACCTTGAATTATACATTTTCCTTCCACTTCACTAGCAATTATTCTTTCTAAAGTTTCTTTCATATTTTTTCCTATATTAGTTATAGAAACACATACTTCTCTTGAAAATAAAGATTTACTGTATATTTCATTGCTTTCTTTCACTTTTAATTTGGTAATTTTTTTCTTAGGACGAATTTTAGTTTCTATTTTTTCCATTATATTATGATAATATTTATTATAATATAATTCTTAAATTATATTTCAATTATTTTTAAAATTCTACTTTTTCTATATTATTTAAAATTGCATCATCACTATCTAAAAACCATATTTTATCATCTTTTTTAATATAATTATAATATCTTAATAATAGTTCTTGTAATATACATAGATATTTTGAATTATATTTTTTTGTATTTTCATTATTATATTTTGATTCTCCTTCTATTATATTTAATATTTTTATAATATCACCTTTACCTGATTGATCACATCTAGCTCCTTTATTGCGTTTTTTATCTAATTGTTTTACTTTATATACCATATATTCCTTTTTAAAATTTGTTATAAAACCAACAACTACATTATAATTTTTAACTGGAATAATTTTTTTAGATATTTCATTTTTAAGATCAATATAATCTTCTGGTTCACTCAAAAACCAGTTATTATTTTTTAGAATTAATAATTGTTGATTTCCTTGATTTTGTAATATTATACCTGTAAGTTTTTTATTTTTTATAATTCTATTATTAAAAAATTCTCTAATTTTCTTTTCAAATTCACTTAATTTATCTTCTCTCGAGTATAAATAATTTAATAATATAAATTTATCATTAAAAACTAGCAAATCTACAATATGATCTATAATAAAATCATGTAATAATTTAATATTTATTTCTCTCTTTGATAATTCATTTATAACTAATGAAGAAATTTTATACCAATCATCTTCTCCTCTTTCAATAAATACATCTAAAATAGCTTTTTCATAATTATTTTTCATTTGCGTTAATAATTCATTTGCTTTTTCATCATAAATTTCTTCATATTTTACTTCCTTTTCATCAATATCCTCTTTTTCACTCACATCTTTTTCCTTTTTATCCTTTTTACTACTCTTTTTAATAATTTTTATAACATCTATATCATCTTGTGATAAATTTTTAGATTTCAAATTTATAGATAATTTATTATGTTTATATGGAATTGGAACTTTTCTCTCATAAAGTGTAATATTTGAATCTTTTAATTCTATTGGTTCAAATAAATATAAATCATCTATATTTACTAAATGCCCTAATCTATCATATTTATCAGTAATAAATTCTGTTTTATCATCTACTAATTGTGTAAGCGCACTATATATTTGAACTAATGGATAATTTTTTACAACATTAATTTCATTTATTAGCGTTTTTTTATCAATATAAAAATGTTCTTTCATTATATTTCGTATTCTTTGTTTAATTTTTTCATTATTTGAATTAATGAAATTTTCACCATAAGATAATAAATTAATATCACCAATTTCTGAAACCGGTTTACATTTATAAATACAATTTTCCATGTAATCACATATAGAACTGTATGGTTTATCACCAACTTTATAATCAATTAATTTACCGTTAGATAATTCTTGTTTTATTACTTGATTTAACATATTTTCGGTAAAATTTGTTTGTTCAATATTTAGTAGACAATCAACTGAAACTTCTTTTAATATTCTTGTTATAATTCCTATTTGTTTTGCTTTTAATTCAGCTAATCTATAAATATATAAATCAGCAGCTTCTTCCTGATTATTTTCAAGAATAGTCCCATATAAAAATATTTGAACATTTCGTCTTGATAAAGGTAAATTTTTATGACTACATTGTCTTACGGCTCTACCTATAATTTGTTCTGGTCTATTCATATTATACCATGGTTCTAATATATGAACTTGTCTAATAAATTTAAAATCAATACCCTCAGAACCTGCTTGAGATATTAATATTACTTTTACTTTATCACCATTAATATTATCAAGATTAGTAGCAGCCTCTATATCTAATTCATTATTTGGAGACAATAATTTATCACCACTAATAATAATATATTTTGCTGGAACAACATCCTTATCCTTACTTATTTTATAAGTTTTCAAATCTAAAGGATATTCTGTTGGTATTTTTTCAAATAAAGATTTCACTTCACCATATCTTTGGAAACCCATTTCTTCGAGTGCTAAAGCAATTGGAACCAAACCTCCATCTAAATATTGAGAATATATTAATACAACACCTTCAGAATTTATTATATTTTTACATATAGAATCTATTTTTGAACTATATTCTTTTATTTTTTCCTGAGAGAATATTCTTCCATATTTTTCAAGAGCTTCTTTCTTATATTCAAAATTACTTCTAAAAGGAGGATTTGTCGATTCTTTATAACTCATAATATTATTTAATCCTTGTTTACCAACTAGTTCTTTAATATTAAAATTTTCAGATGTTCCATTAATATAATTATCAAATTTTTCATTAGGATAGACAATATTTAAAGCTTCTATTGGTCTTTGTAATAAAGTATAACCAAAAGATTCCATATTTTCAAAATTAGGTAAATCATCTTTACCTTTTACTTCTGTTTTTAAATAATTTATAATAGCATCATAACCCATATTTTGATATGAACCACAATTAATCAAATATAAGGATAATATATCAATACCTTCTATAATACGTTTACCATTTAATTGTATTATAGGATAATTTTTATTTATTAATGTATTTTCAGGAGAAAAAACAGATGGCCAAATTCTATAAGGAAATGTATATGGATTTTCTCCTCTTACAAATGATATATATCCAATTGCTTTTCTCTCTAACAATTCTTTACCAACTTCTTTACCTTCTTCATTAATTTTTAAATTTCCATTTACATCAAAAATATTTTTTAGTTCAATTGTACTTCTATTATCATTCATATTCATTAAATTTAATAACCATATTATCTCTTTATACGAGTTATATAATGGTGTAGCAGAGAGAAGAAGTAATCGAATATTTTTTACATATTTAACCAAAGTTGTTAATTCTTGAGCAACTCGTTTATCTTTATTATCATCTGTAATTCTAATATTATGAACTTCATCTATTATAATTAATCTATTTGCGAAATTTTTTTCTAATTGTATTTTTTTTATATTTTCTATTTTATTTGTATCACTCATATCTTGTGGTATTTTAGTGCTTTTTTGTATATAATTTGCAAATTCAGTATATCCTAGAAATAAATATGAATTATTTATTATTCTTTTAATTTGTAATATTACCTTCTCTCTAGGTAATCCTTTCATATTCATGGGATTAATTTCTTTTAATAATCTTTGACCAACGCAACTTCTAATATTCCAATATCCATCTATTAATTTCAATTTATTTTTATCAAATAACTGAAGTTTAAAGTTATCTTGAACATTCTGTGATGCAACAACTATTATTCGTTGAGTTATACCAAGTTGCTTTAAAAATTCACGCATTTCTTCAGCGACACCTATAGCAGAACATGTTTTACCAGAACCTAAACCATGATATAATAATAAACTATTATAAGGTGTTTGTAATGATAAAAAATTACGAATAAATTGTTGATGAGGTGCTAATTCAAAATCCGCATTACATAATATATCTGCTTGTTTTTCAATATCTACTATTTTTCCATCATATTTTGTGTCATTAAATTCCTTTTTTTCAGCTATTTTTTTTGAAAATTCTGGATCATTTAAAGTAGGATATAAATGTTTATAAGTATTTAATTCTTCTTCATTATCATTTATTTTTTTCCATTCATTATATTCTTCTAATTCTTTTTTATTTAATTCTTCATTATTTAATTTTTGATTATTAATTTTTATAGTTTTCTTAGAAGACATACTTATATATTATGTATATAATGTATATTTTTTTAATATATTGTCAACTTTCTTTAATATATCTTTTTTCTCTAAATTATATGGTCTTATTTTCTCCAAACATTCTTCATAAGAAAACCATTTAACTTCACTAACTTCACTTTCTTGAAAATCAAATTTTGGTTTATTTAAAATATCTAAATAACCTATATAATATTTATGCTTATAAGATTTATAATTTGAACCTGTAAAAATTTCTTCAAGCGGTATAATATTTTGTAATAAGCATATATCATTTTTATTATAACCCGTTTCTTCTTCAAATTCACGCATAGCACAATTATAATCTTTTTCTTGATAATTGCGACGGCCTTTTGGAAAACCCCATTCAGGTTCTTTATAATTATTTGTTATTTCATCAATTAATTTTGATAAATTATAGTTAATACTATTAATAGTTATACCATTTTTTAATAATTTAAATTTTTCTTTAGATATTTTTTCTTCATTTTTATATTGAGTTCCAACATATTCACCCCATAATTCATTCCATAATTCATCAAATTCTTTATTTTTTATTTTAATACATTCATCATAGGTCATTTCTGATAGTAAATTAATAATATAATCTTTATTAAAAATAGGATATTTACCTCTCATAAAATCTACATAACCCAAACTATCTTTTCTCTTTATTAATAAATATTCTAACTTATCATTATTTTTTCTAAAACAAATAATTCCTATACTAGTTATTGGATTTTTACATTGGTGAAATAAATGTCCAACGCGTCCACAGTTATTACAAAAATTAGTATTTTTTAAAGATTTTGTACTCATCAGTCGTTATTAGTTATTTAAATTATATTTTTATATCATTTATTTTTATGAGTTTAGATCCAAAAATATGGGGACCTCATTATTGGTTTGTATTACATACTATTGCTCTTACATATCCTTTAACTCCTAATGAAACTACTAAAAAAAAATATTATGATTTTTTTCATAATTTACCATTATTAATGCCAGTTCCTGATATAGGTAATTCTTTCAGTAATTTACTAGATAACTATCCAGTTACTCCTTATTTAGACTCTAGAGAATCATTAATTAAATGGGTTCATTTTATCCATAACAAAATAAATTTTTCACTAGGTATAAAAGAAATTACTTTAGAAGAATCATTATCTAAATATTATGATAATTATAAACCAAAAGAGGAAATTATATATAATGACATGAAACAGAAGCAAAAATATATATATTTCGCATTACTTTTAATTTTAATAGCTGGATGTTTTCATCTTTATAAAAAATAATTATATTAAAATCTATATTTATATTAATAATGAGAGTTAAAAATGGTGGTCAAGTTATAGGAGCAGGAGGTTATGGTTGTGTTTTTAAACCAGCGTTAAAATGTGAAGGTAGTAATAATAGAACAACTGGCATAAGTAAAATGTTATCAAATACCGATGCTGATACTGAATGGAAAGAAATATCTAATGTTAAAAACATAATATTAAAAATACCAAATAATGATAGATATTTTTTATTAGGCGATATGAATATGTGTAAACCAAATTTATTAAGTGAAGAGGACAAAAAAAATATGGAGATTTGTAATTCATTATCTAGAATTGGTTTAAATGCAAAAAATATAAATAATAATTTGAATAAAGTTAAGATTATTAATATGCCTGATGGTGGTAAAGACATTCATGAAATATTTTCTAAAAATAATGTTAAATTTGAAACATTAAATGCCTCTTTAATAGATTTATTAAAAAATGGAATAATTCCCATGAACAATTTAGGTTTGTTTCATAATGATTTAAAAGGTGAAAATATTCTTTATAAAGATGAACATAGTAGAATAATAGATTGGGGGTTAGCTTCAATACAAAAAGGTAACAAAATTCCTGCTGTAATTACTGATAGAGTAGTTCAGTTTAATTTACCTTATTCAAATATTTTATTTAATGGTTACTTTAAAAAATGGTATCCTAATCAGTTACAAATAAATAATATATATAAAAATAGCCCATTTATAATGGAACAACTAGAATTAGTTGCTATAAATTGGTTTGAATTATGGAAACAAATAGGAGGTGAAGGACATGTTAGATACATGAATAATTATATTATTGTTCCTATATTTGCGAATTATGGTGTAAGATTAAAAAAAAATGAAAATTTAATTTTATTATTTTTTTCAAAATATATTGCCAAAATTCTTTATGAATTTACTGATTTTGATGCTTATATGCCAATGTTTAAAGATGAAGAATATTATAACAATGTATACAAACATAACTGTGATGTATGGGGATTTATAATGAGTTATTCTCCTCTTATTAGAAATAATTATTTTAGAAATGAAGTAAAGAATGCTTTATCGTTAAAATATTACATTAAAAATACATGTGATTTATTACTTAAATATTGTTTTAACAGTTATTATTCAACAAAAAAAATAAATATTAATGAATTAGTTAATGATTTAGAAAATATAAAAACTCTTGGCTATAATATTCTTGATAATAATGAAGTTGTTCAAATATTAACAAATAGTTCTAATGGAAAACCTGAAAATAAAAAAATAGAAAAACCAAAAGTAGAAAAAACTGTTAAAAAAACAGAAAAGAAAATTAAAATATCACAAAAGAAATCATCTCCTAAGAGAGAATCTTCTAAACAAAAATCTCCAACTAAAAAAAGAAAACGTTGTCCCAATGGAACAAGAAAAAATAGTAAAGGTGAATGTATTCCTTACAAAAAATAATTATAAATAAAATATTAATAATTATTATAAAATGAAATTTGAATTATTAATATTTGGTATAACAGCTTTTTTTATAATAAATACTTATTATGATGGTAAATATATTCAAATACTTAAATCATGGAAAAAATATTATCAAATGATAGGAATTGGATTTATAGGTCTTTCTCTCTACTTATTTATGAAAAAATATCCTCAATATACGAGAAATTTATTTACACATGCAAATAGTTTTATTAAATATATGCCAATTGATAAAGACTCAGCTGATATGATAAGCCCATTTTTAACAGCTGGTAATATATATTCAAATTTAAATACTCAAAATTATAATACACCTCAACAAAAAAGAATGATGAATTCAGGTGGAAATAGTAATAAAAGAAGTGTTGGAGAGACAAAGAAAAAATATGTAGCATCACAACAAAATTGGAAATGTGCCCATTGTCAAAATCAATTAGAAGCATGGTATGATGTAGATCATAAAGTAAGATTAGAATATGGTGGTTCTAATCATATAAGTAATTTAGAAGCATTATGTAAAAATTGTCATGGTAAAAAAACAGCTATGGAAAATATGTTATAATAAATATATAAAATATTTATTTATTATAGAAATGGAAATTAAAAAGAAACATTTATTAACATTTTTATTTACAGGATTAATTATTTATACAATTACAGCCTTTTTTCTTTATTCTTATAACCCATTTAAATTAGATGAAAAATATGATATTCCTATGAATATTATATTAATAATATTTGGATTTATTATATTATCATTATTTATTTTTTTTCAATTGAAATTAAATGAATTTAATAATTATAAAAAATTATTTAAAATAACCTTTTCATTTATTTTAATTTTATTATTATTACTTGGAACTATTTATTTAATAATTGTTCTTGTCCAAAATCCAACAATGAATGTATTTTTTAGTATATTTACAAGATTATTAGAAATATTAATAGTTTTATTTACTTTATCATTTTTATATAAATTATTTTCTTCATCATTACCTGGAATTGAAAAATCATATCCAAATTTAGGATTATTTATAAATATTGTATTATATTTACCTTGTTTAGTTGGAGATTTTATAGATTTATTGAGAGAACAATATAAAATAACTAGTAAAACAACATGGATAATATTCTTTATCCAATTAATATTAATTGGATTATATATATTAATACCAATTTTTAAAAACTTATACAATAAACAATTTATTCCATTTGTTAAAGAAAATTTTCCATCTTTATACAATAAATTTTTTCACTCCAATTATACAATTTTACAAGAAGATCCTATATATACAAATCATGAGAAAGTATTAGGAACTTTTCAAAATTTAAAAGGAATACAAGACAAAAATTTCAATTATAATTATGGTTTGTATTTTGATTTATGGATAAATCCGCAACCACCTAGCACTAGTCCTGCATATTCAAATGATTCAAATTTAATGAATTATGCTAATAAATTAATAATTTCACATTACAATAATAATTTAATGTTTAAAGCATTAAATAGTAATGGTGATTATGAAACTGTATTTAAAACAAAAAATTTTCTATATCAAAGTTGGAATAATATAGCTGTAAATTATTATAGTGGTAATGTAGATATATTTATTAATAATGAATTAGTAGCTACGTTACCAGGTATAATACCATACATGAGAGTAGATAATGTAATTTCAGGTAAGGACAATGGTATATATGGAGGAATAAAGAATATTATTTATTCAGATAAACCATTCACTTTAAGAAATATAAGACAATTGTCATTTACTTTATAATATTTTATTTGATATTTAAAAATAATATAATATATATAATTTTAGAAAATTTCTATCCATATAATATATTATGGGTTTAGTTAAGAATATATTAACAATTTTAGTCATTATACTAGTAATATATTTAATATACAAATATCTTTATCCTGATAATGAAATAAGTTCATTAAAATCAGCACAAAAAGCACAAACCATATCTGCATCTGATTTACCAGGGGGTAACAGCAATAACAACTTTGCTTATTCTGTATGGATATACATTAAAAATTGGAATCATAGATTAGGAGAGAAAAAAGTAATTTTACAACGCGGTGGTAATGCAAATGGAGGAGGTAATCCATCAATTACTTTAGGAAAATATGAAAATGATATTAATGTAGAATTATCTACATATGGTCCTAATGGCCACGATAGCAAACCTTTCTCATGTAGTGTTCAAAATATTCCATTACAAAGATGGGTAAATGCAATTGTTTCATTAAATGGAAGAAGTTTAGATATTTATATTGATGGTAAATTAGTTAGAACATGTATTTTACCTGGTGTAGCTAGAGCTGATAATACAGCAAATGTATTTATCACTCCTTCAGGTGGCTTCTCAGGGTGGACTGGAAGAATGAAATTCTGGCCTCACCCCCTTAACCCCCAAGAAGCATTCAATGTTTATAGAGAAGGACCAGGAACTTCTGAAACTAATTTCTTCAATAAATATAGAATTAAATTCTCTTATTTAGTAGATAATGTAGAAAAAGGCAGCTTTGAAATTTAGAAATTTATAATAAAATAGGCAAATAATATATAAAATTTAAATAATATTTATTATTTTAACATTTCAATCTAAATTTCTTATATATTATATATATGATGGCATTATTTGATAATACTAATAATTATTTAAATAGTACAAAGGAATTTTTAGAATCTAATAGTTTAATAGCCAAATTTTCATTCTTACTTCTTGTTATTTTTGTATTTATTATTTTATTAAGATTAGGAGCATCATTTTTAACATGGGTATTTTCATACAGTGAAGATCCAGTTTTATTTAGAGGTATGAAAGATGGAAAAACAATGTCTAGAATATCTACAAATCCTAATTCTCCAAATTCGATTCCAATATTAAGATCGAGAAATAGAACAGATGGTTTAGAATTTACATGGTCTGTATGGATTTTTATTGATGATCCTATTTATAAACAAGATCAATATAAACATGTATTTAGCAGAGGTAATGATGCTCATGATAATGATGGAATTATGAAACCAAATAATTCTCCTGGTTTATATTTAACACCAATTACTGATAATCAACAAAATTTATTAATTAGAATGAATACTTTTGAACAAATGAATGAAGATGTTCTTGTTGAAGATATCCCAATAAATAAATGGGTTAATATAATTGTAAGATGCGATCAACATCAATTAGATGTTTACATTAATGGTGTTTTAACAAAACGTCATATTTTACAAGGGGTTCCTAAACAAAATTATGATGATGTATGGGTTACATTAAATGGTGGTTTTGATGGTTATGTATCCGAATTAAGATATTTTGCTAGAGCAATTGGTTTAGGTAGAATACAATCAATTGTTGATTCTGGACCTAATCTCAGAATGGAAGGTAGTGATATTACTAAAGCATTACCACAATATTTATCTACTCGCTGGTATTTTTCTGGAGCTCATGATGGATATAACCCTTAAATAATTTAAATAATTTAAATAATTATAAATTTTATTAATTTATATTATAATTATTTATAATAAATGTCATTTAATTTTGCTACATGTAGAAGAGTTCCACCTAGAAATTTTTTTCCTAATCCTCCAATTGATGGTTCTGAAAGACCGTGGAGTAGGGCAATGGGTTTTCAATGTTTAGATAGTTTTACAGATGAACAACTTAATATGAGAAGAAAGGCCGAAATTTTAAAATATAAAAATAATAATGCTAATTTATCTAAAAAACAAATATATTCAAGAAGAGCTAGAGCTATTGGTGTTGAACAAAAATCATGGGCAACACAACCATTTATTTCTGGAGATGTAACTATCACTTTTGACAATAAAAGTATTAATAGTAATAGTAATCCAAATATCAGAAAATTAGAACGAGTTGAAAATATACTAATTTGTCCATCTAAAAAGAATCCAATATGTAATCCCAGTTCTAATAGTAATGTTCCTGGATATAAAGAATTATGTTATGATAAAACAGTACCACTAATTGGCTATAAAGAGAGAATAAGTTACTCAAAAATAGGAACTACATGGCCCCAACGTTCTTGGGAACCAGGGGATAAAGGTTTTCCTGTTGGAAAAATTGGTTCTGATAATGTAGATAATACAGATGCAGATAATAAAGATGCAGATAATAAAGATATAGATAATGTTAATAACTATATTTCTACAAAAAATATAAGTGAAAATATTACTATAGAAAACATATATGAAAACCAAATAAATAATATAGAAAAATCAATTGATAAAACTAATGAAGAAAATATTAATGAAGAAAATATTAATAATGATATTTTAAATATTATTAATAAAAATGATATAATTCATTATAATGATTTTTATAATTATCCAGAAGAATATTAGTTACATTCTAAGATTTGGATTTACACATATATCTCTTGAAGGAAAAATATCTCCTGATATACATTTATCATTTTCCCCTACTTGAATACAACTGCGAATTCCTCTATCTTCACCTATATAACAAAATCCTGCCTTTCCTGTTCTACTCATTTGTGTAGAACTACCACTTTCATCTGGTTCAGGTTCATTTACAGTTTCTTGATTTCTAATACTCGCTCTTTTATTATCCATTCTAGTTTTAGCATCATTTAATGATTTCATTACATCCACTTTTCCATCTAATGATTTTTCTAAAGTATCTAATGTTGTATCTGCTCCTACAGCTGCTACATCTATAATTTCTTTAGTTCCTTCAATACTTTTCTTTAATGTTTGTTTTGTTGTATCAATAATGGGATAACCTAAATATTCTAATAAAGGTCTAAAAAATTCAGCTGTTCTACCAGTTATCAATCCCAAATATGCAAAAATATTAAATCCTAAAAATGCTAAAATTAATATTATAAAAAATATTCTTAATAAATACCAAAACCAACTTCCTAAAGAGGCTGTATATTGATCGGCTTTTTCTATAGGACTAGCGCCTGATACTTTTGGAGCACTATCAATATTTGCTGATAAATTATCAGTAATTGGTTTTGTTGAAATAGCCGCTTTTGTTACAGAAGGACTTGGTGATGTTAAACCTTTTAAACTAGAAATATTTGTATTGGCTGTTTGTGAACTCATTATATTATTATAATAGAATAATAAGAATATAATATAATGTATTTAATAATTATTATATATTATTTTTAATTATCTAAAGTTATTTATAGTATTTTCCTTTCCAAAATAAATAATAAATATTAAATACATTATATATTAATTTTTTTTACAAAATTTTTCATTGTAGCAAACCTTATATGCTAATAAAAATATTATAGAATATAAAATATAATATTTTTTTATTTATTTTGTTTATTTTTATTTATTTTCAGGAATTTTCTAATCCTTCTATTCTACTGATTAATTGATTTATTAATATTTCTTGTAATAAAACCTTATTTTCTAATTCTTGTATTCTATTTTCTTGACTATTTATTTTTATTTTTTGCTGTTCGACTATATTATCTAATTCTTTTGTTGCTGCTATATTGTAAGCTATTAATCCAATATAATTCATAGTATACGGTTCTTTTTCTATATTTTTTGGTTTATTAATTAAATGTTTTAATTCTTCAACTTCTTCAATATCTTGTGCTATAAAACCACTTTCTTTTATGTAGTAATTATTATTATCTACTTCTAATTTATTTCTCTTGTCATATATTTGTGGTTTAAGTTTTTTAATTAATTCTATTCCATTAATAATATCTATATTATTTTCTTTTAATCGTTTGTCACTATTAGTAAATGTTTCATTTACGGTTAAATTACCTAATATATTTACATCAGATGAAAATGTAGCTCCTCCAGATACATCAATATTTGAATTATTATAATTTGTTTTTAATTCATAAACATAAACTTTGCCATTATTATCTATTCCATTTGAATCAAATTGTGGAGAGCCTACTATAACTTTTGTTCCGTCACCATTAATTCCAACAGAATAACCAAATTTATCTGAAATATTTTTACCATAAATTGTTTGTCCGAATTCTATCCAATCTACATTAACTGTACTTTCATAATCATAGATTTTTACTATACCCATATTTATTGAAGGCTGTCCTATTATAACTCTTGATCCATTATTATTTAATGAAACGGCCCAACCACTATTAGCATTGTATACAACTCCATCTATATCATTGCCTAATTTTTGCCACCAATTTCCATCATGATAATATACTCTTACATGTCCCGATTCATTACCATTACCATCATTCTCAATTGCACCTATTGCTACTCTACTACCATCTTTACTTAATGATACAGAATATCCACTTTTATCACCTGAAGTTTCACCAGTATTTATTTGTCCTTTTTGTTGCCAAATTGAACCATTCAAATTATATATTATAACCCTTCCATCATTCTGATAATAGCCATAATTACCACTACTATAAAATGGCGCTCCAATTGCTATTATATCACCAGTTCCATCATTTGAAACTGAATAACCAAATTGTTCTCCAGAAATACCAAAAATATCTACCCCTACTTGATTCCATGAATTAGTTATATTTTGATATATTCTTACTACACCAGAATCTGTTCCATTAATATTATTATGTGGCGCTCCTACTATAATTTTATCTCCAAGACTATTAATTGATAAAGAATGACCAAAATTATCTCCTGCTACTCCAGATAAATCATTATCTATTTGTTCCCATGAATTATTTGTATTTTTATATATTCTTACAGCACCTGATTGTATTCCATTAATATTACTAAATGGTGCTCCAACAGCAATTATATTACCAATATCATTAATTGATAAAGAATATCCAAATTGCTCGCCAACTGCTCCTGATAAATCTTGACCAATTTGATTCCATACACTATTTATATTTTCATATATTCTTACCAATCCTGAATTAGTACCATTAATATCACTAAATGGTGCTCCAACAGCAATTATATTACCTATATTATTTATTGCTACAGAACTTCCAAATTGATCATTTGATAAATCTCCAGATAAATCTTGTCCATAATTATCCCAATTATGAGTAATAGATTTTGCTATTGATAAATTACCTATTAGATTAATTTTATTTTTAGCAGTTATTGTATCTCTAAATATACTTTCAGTATTAACATCTAATCCAGCTTCTACTTGTCCTGGAATATGAATACCTAATCTAGAATTATATAAATTTTGTCTACTAGTTGCTAAAAGTCGAAGAATACAATCCTTAAAATATGAACCAGTCCCACCATTTATACTCAATCCTTGATTATTAATATTCATTGTTCCATTTAATTCTGCATTTGTATTGAAATATACTGGAGATCTAAAATCAACATATCCATTAAATCTACTTCGAGAATTCATTTGAATACAATTATCACTATTTCTCGAACTATCATTTCCTATTATAATTAATCCAGTAGATGAATTCAAAAATAAATTACTTCCATATATTTTTAAATATTCTGGAATATCATTTGAACTTTGTATACTAGGATATGGCCATACATTATTTAAAACTAATTCTAATTTACTGTTTCTTTTTTCAATATAATTATCGTTATTATAGTATATTCCAGTGTTACTATTGATAAAATTAATATTACTACTTATATCCATATTGCCAAATGAAACATCCGCATAAGTATTTAAATCTACATTACTTCCTGTTCCTCCAATTGAAGAAATTTGATTTGAAGTCAATATTGTTCCATCTGCAAATAATATTCCGGATACATCATTTATCCAATAATTATTGTTAAGATTTATATTACCTGTCATATTTAATTTATTTAAATTTGCTATTATTCCTGATAAATTACCATTAAACCATGACGCTCTTACATTTTCTGTTAAAATAGCATCTGTTCCTGATAAATTGCCATTAAACCATAAAGCATTTACATTATTTGATAAGGACGCATCTGTTCCTGATAAATTACCATTAAACCATGAAGCATTTACATTTTCTGTTAAAATAGCATTTGTTCCTGATAAATTACCATTAAACCATGAAGCATTTACATTTTCTGTTAAAATAATATTTGTTCCTGATAAATTACCATTAAACCATGAAGCTATTACATTTTCTGTTAAAATAATATTTGTTCCTGATAAATTGCCATTAAACCATGAAGCATTTACATTATTTGATAAATGATGTATCCGGAATATTATTTG